CGGCTACGGCGGCACGGGTTATCTCATACCGGTTCAAGCCGGCGCGGTCTCGGCGCATAGCGCGGCGATTGGCGTCGCTACGGCGGCAGGCGCCATTGCAGAAGGCCGCAACATCGCCGGCACTTCGGCTGGTGTCGCAACGGTTACAGGCACGGCACAGCTTGTCGTTTCGGGCCAAGGCTCGGCGGCAGGCGTCGCCACGGTGTCGGGAAACATCGTCGCGGCTCTTTCGGGTGCGGGCTCTGCGGCGGGCGCTGCAACGACCAGCGCAGCGATTACAGCGCTCGCTTGGGGCGTCGGCACGGCGGCTGGCGTCGCCACTACCAGCGCTGTGCGCTACGCCACAGGCAAGCTTGCGGGCTCGATTGCGCCGGCTGTGACGCTGGAGGCTGCGGGCTTTTCGACGTACCTGTTGGACGAAGAAGACGTGGAAAGCGGGCTGACGATGCGCCAGGCGCTTCGCCTGATCGCAGCGGCGACGGCTGGCAAGGTCAGCGGTGGCGGAACGACAACGATCACGTTCCGCAATGCTGTGGACGACAGTGCTGACCGGATCATCGCGACAGTGGACAGCAGCGGCAACAGAACCGCGCTGACGTACGCACTCGAATGAGCGCGTCAACTTTCGGCACGACCTACTGGCTTGACGATTACTGGGGGTCGTACTTCCAGCCTGACGCCGGTGGCGGGGTCATTGTTGGCACGCTTGCTGGTTCTGCCGCTGGTGTGGCGACTGTTACAGGCTCGCTGCGGGCCGAGGAAGAGCTTGGCGGAACGCTTCGGGGCCGGCGCTGGCCGCGCCGATCGCGTCCGCTTTGGGAGCGTGAACGCGAGCTTGAGCTTCTGCGGGAACAGACCGTTGAGGCGATCAAGATTGAAGAGATCGCGCTTTCGTCGGGACCGCCGAAACGCAATCTGGCCAAGGCCATTCGCGACGGCGCTCGCGAGCACGGATTTAAGCAGCCATTCGACCAAGAAGGCGGCGCGCGTTTAGCGGCGCTGGTGGTCATGGCGCAGCAATTGAACACGATGCTGGCTCTGATTCAGGCCCAGCAAGACGAAGAAGAGGAGGAGCTTTTGCTCCTTGCAGCATAGCGGGTAGGTAATGGCTGACGATTTGGAATCTGAGCTGAGCGCATTGGAAGATGCGGCTCCAGTAACGCCCGAAGCGCACGAGCAACCTGATGTGCGCGTCGAAGATGCAGCGCCAGAGGGTGAGGGCGAAGAAAACGCAGCGCAGGCGGATGAATGGAAGCCGCCGTCAAAGGACCATTGGGAAAATCTGGAGAAGGCCCGCCGCGCCGATCGCGACGCATTGCGCGAACAGCGCCGGCAGAACCAGATTTACCAGACGAACATTCAGCGCATGCAAGAGCGCTTCGAGCAGGCGCAGCAGCAGCAGATCATGCAGCGCCTGCAAGCGCCGCCGCCTGATCCGTACGCGCAACCCGACGAAGCGCGCGCCTGGGCGCAGCAGCAAGCCGAGATGTCGCGCCAGTTCTTTGCCCAAGAGCAGCAACGCCAAGCGCAGGCCAAGGCGGCGCAACAACAGGAACAGCAATTCGCCTACCTCAACAACGAGGTCGAGAGCTACGAAAACGAATTCCGCGCGCAAAACCCGGACTACGACGAGGCGACGGATCACCTGCTCGGCATGCAACAGCGTCTGCTGGAAGGCATGGGCTATTCGCCGGATCAGGCTAACGCGGTCGTGGCGGACTTCGCTATGCGCGTGACGCAGCAGGCGCTGCAAGCGGGGCGTGACCCGGCCAAGACTGCCTACGAGATGGCGCGCGAGATGGGCTATGTGCCGAAATCGCAGCGCCAGGCGCAGGCCGCGACCGCATCGGCGGCTGAGAAGCTCGCCAACATGAAAGCCGGCCAAGATAGCGCCAAGACGCTCTCTGGCGGCGGCGCGGGCGCCAAGGGCGGCACAAGCCTTAAACAGATTGCCAACTTGGAAGGCGCTGCTTTCGATAGCGCTATGGACAAGTGGCTAAATGGAGCGATCCGAGGCCGTTAAGAGACGGCTCGAAACGCTCAAACCTTCGTCTAAGCCCGGACGTTAAACAGGCCTTCGTCACGCTGAGACGTAAAATCAGCCTTCGTGAACAGCGGCCACGTCAGAGCTGCACCGGTTGACTAGCAGAGGACGGCGACAGGCAGAGCCTGCGCGCGCGTCGAGCAGCGCCGCGACTTCCCCCATTCACAAATTAGGACATTCCCAATGGCTACGAAAACGTACGCCGCGGGCGATGCCGAAGTCGTTAAGCTCTGGTCGAAACGGCTGGCTCGTGAAGCGCTCAAGCGCTGCGTGCTCGCTCCGTACTGGAAAGACTCGTCGTCTGCTCTCGGTATGATTGAGTCCGACACCCAAAAAGGTTCGGGCGACCGCGTGACGGTCACACTTCGCATGCAACTGACCGGGGACGGCGTTACCGAAACGCAGACCCAGGAAGGCAACGAAGAAGCGATCAGCACGTACACCGACAACGTGACGCTGACTGAACTCTCACACGCGACCCGCTCGCAAGTGAAGATCACGCAGCAACGCGTTCCGTTCAAGCTGGGCCGCGAAATGAACGACGCGCTTGCCGATTGGTGGGCCGCTCGTATGGACTACGTGGGCTTCGCGCACTTGGCGGGCTACACGCCGGCCAACTCGCTCGGTTCGTCTGGCGCTCAGTACAACGGCGGCAACACCATCGTTGCTCCGTCAACTGGCCGTCAGCTTTGGACCGAAACCGGCACGTCAGCGGACGAAAACCTGGACTCGACCGGCGATGAAATGACGCTGACCATGATCGATAAGGCGGTTGAGCTTGCTCAAACCGGTGGTTCGACGGGTCTGGTCCCGATTCGTCCAATCAGCGGCCTTCCGGGCGGCGCCGAGTACGTGTGCTTCGTTCACCCGTCGCAAACGACCAGCCTCCGCACGAGCACGACGACCCTCAACTGGGCCGATCTGCAAAAGGCGATGTTGCAGGGCGGCGCTGGCGAAAGCTCGATGTTCTTCAAGGGCGGTCTTGGCGTTTACAACAAGACCTTACTCGTGGAGTCCACGCGCGTTCCGAACGGCGTCAACTCGTCAACGGGTGTGGCTGTCGCCAACACGCGCCGCGCGATCTTCTGCGGTGCGCAGGCTCTCGGTCTTTGCTTTGGCCAAGGCTACGGCCCCGAAGAGTGGAAGGTGCAGGAAGAGACGTTCGACTACGGGCGTCAATTGGGCGTCAACGCGCTCAACATCTTCGGCATCAAGAAGCTCCGTTTCAACTCCAGCGACTTCGGGACGATCGTTATCTCGTCCTACGCCGCTGACGCAGCTTAAGGAGGGCTGAAAATGCCACAACCTGCTCGGCTGCTTCACACGCAGCAAGTTCACTATCTCCGCAAGGGGATCACGTTTGCTGATGACGGCACGACCGTCACGGTGGGCGTGATTCCGGCCGGATCGCTCATCTTGAAGCCGCTCTCCGGGGTGGCTGTGACGACCGTCTTTAACGCGGGTTCGACCAACGTCCTTGACGTTGGCCCGTCAACGGATTCCGGCACTGACCTGTGGGCGACTGACCTTGCCCTGGGCACGCTGGCGTTCGTTCCGCTGGACGAAGCCGTCACCAACCTCGTCACTGTTGAAACGACCGTGCAAGCGGCCGTGGATCTGACGGGCACGGCGGCGACGACCGGCGCGGCTGAAATTGTCATCTGCTACATCCCCGACAATGACGGCTAATCCCGCTCTCGCACCCGCGCGCCGCCGCGCAATCGTCGCTGCACAGGTGCAAGCGCAAAAAGAGGTGAAGGAGGCGGCTACGGCGCCGCCTCCGACGCCCACGCGCCGGAAGGTCAAAGGCAAGCTGAGTTTGAAGAATGTCTGATTTCGGCACGATGATCGATCGCATAGCAGCGGAGCTAGAGCGGTCTGATCTGGGCTCGTCATCGTCTCCGGGCGTGATCGGCACGCACATCAACGACGCCATTCGCCAGCACAAGGCGCGCAATTGGTGGTTCTTGCAGGGGCCGACGAGTGCGGCGCTGACCAGCACGACCACGGCTTCTAACAGCTACGTGTCTGAGTATTCCGGGCTCGTGCAACTTGACAGCCTGCGCATCACGGTCAACAGCCAGCTTAATCAGCTTGATCCGATCAGCTTCGAGGAAATGGAGCTTCTGCACGATGGCAACCCGGAAACGGGCGAGCCTTTCAAGTTTTCGCGCTGGGGCGGACGCGTGCAACTCTACCCGACGCCAGATGACGTTTACACGCTCACATGGTCGGGGCTGTTCGAGGAAGCCGCGCTGAGCGTTTCGGCGGATACGAACGACTGGATGACGCACGGCGAGCTTGTGATCCGCCACACGGCGCGCATGACGATCCTGCGGGACTATCTGCGTGACATGGAGGGCGCGCAGCTTTGCATTCCGGGGATCGAGATGGCGATTGTGGCGCTTGATCGCGAGCACATGCGCCGCAGTGTGACGCGCAACATCAGGCCGCGCATGTGATGGAGCCGGAATTTACCGAACGCACCGATGCGCGCGGTCGCCTCGTGATCTGCACGTATGACGGCGAGACGGGCGCGGCGCGTGTGGATAGCCGCGGCTTAGACGACGCTAAGGCGCGCGCAGAGGTTCAAGCACGAAAGAAGGCGGAAGAACGTGGGTCTGCTTAATCGTTTGCTAGGCTTAGTCCGTCGCGCTGCGCCTGAAGCGGTCGAAGATATGCCGCGCATGACGCCGCTCCCGCGTGAGATCGCGGCAAACGGCATGACGATCCGGCCTTCTGAGCCGTTCCGTAATTCGCTTCGTGGCGGCAGTGACGACCTGGCGGAGGCGGCAAGCTTTGGCCGGCTACCGATGGACGAAGCGTCACGCACAGCCCGCGCCCGCGACATGGGCTTTGACATGGACGCGCCGCTTTACCACGGCACGGACCAGAACATCGACGCTTTCCGCACCAATGACGGCTGGTACGGAAACGGCGTGTACGCGACCCGCTCGCCACAGCAGGCGGAATATTACACGCGCCGCACGGCGGAACAGGCAAGGGGCGGGGCAGACAATGCGCCCAACATCATGCCGCTCGTGGCGCGCGGTCGGCTTGCTCCGGTCGAGGAATACCAAGCGCTCGTGCGTGAGAACATGCCGCGCGGCCGATGGACCAAGAAAGGCGAAGAGAACGCCGTGCGCAGGGCGCAGCAGGAATTAGAGCGGCGCGGCTATGCGGGTATCGATGCGGGCGGGCTGGACGAAGAAGTGGTGGTGTTCAATCCGGCAAACGTGCGCTCGCGCTTCGCGGCCTTTAATCCGGCGCGCAGCGGGTCGAGCGATCTACTCGCTGGCACAGCGATAGCGGCGCCAGTGGTTGGCGGCGGGCTTCTGTCCAGAGCACGAGAGCGACGCAATGCCGGCGCTTGATTTCGGCCCTTGGGAGCCAGATCGCGCCAATATTGGCCAGCCTAGCCATTTGATCGTTGCCAAGAACTGCCTTCCGGTCAGCGACCACTATCATCCGCTTAAAGCCCTATCGGCCACCACGGACGCATTGGCAGCGCGCTGCATCGGCTTTGCCGCGGTGCGTGACATTGACAATGCCGCGCACATGTACGCGGGCGACGCGGATGATCTGTACGAGCTGGAAACGGCGGGCTGGACCAATCGCAGCATAGGGTCAGGTTACACCACGGCCACGAGCACGACGCGCTGGCGCTTCTCGACCTTCGGGGATCGTGTGCTCGCGACGAACGGGCTTGACCCGATCCAGTACATTGACGCCAGCACGGCGGCGACGGCGTTTGCCAATCTGGCGGGTTCACCGGGTACGGCCAAATACATCGCGACCTACGGCGAGTTCGTGTTTCTCGGCGCGCTTGGCACGAATGGCATGTCCATCAAGTGGAGCGCGATCGGCAACAGCACCGGCTGGACGCCGGGTGTCGGCTTGTCGGACGAACAGGAGTTCGCGGACGGGGGCAACATTACGGGCTTCGCCACGACGCAGGCCGCACTCTACGTGTTCCAAGAAAAGTGCATCCGCCGCGTTCTGTTCGTCGGCGGTGACGTGATTATGCAGATTGATAAGCTGGTCGAGAAGATCGGCTGCATCGAGCCGAATAGTTTGATCCAATATGGCCAGCGCTGCTTCTTCTTGGACGAAGACGGCTGGTTCATGTGGGACTTCCAAAACCAGCCTGTGCCGATCGGGCTGGAGAAGTTTGACGATTGGTTTCTTGACGACAGTTCGCGTCAGAACTGGTCTTTTCTTTCCACGGCCATAGACCCGCGCAACCGGGTGTTTGCGGTGGGGTATGTGTCTCAATCCAATGGCGGCACGATTCCCGACCGCATTCTCTTCTTCAATTACGAACTGGGCCGAGCGACTTACGCGGACGTGAGCCACGAGATTCTAGCGCCGGCCCTGGCGCTGGGCGTGACGCTTGATGATCTGGTTGGCAATCTCGACACGGATTATTCGATCAGCTTTGACGACCCGTATTATCAGGGCGGCGCCTTCTATTTCGGCGCGTTCACGAGCGACCATAGGCTGGGCAGCTTTGCCGGCGACAATCTGGAGGCGACATTCCAGATGAGCGAACAGATGATGTTTGACGGCAATCGGGCGTCGATCGATTGGATCAAACCTGTCACCGACGCAAGCAACGCAACCGCTGCGGCGGGCTCCAAGGTCAAGCCCAGCGACACGATGACGTTTCAAAGCCAAGTCAGCCAGCAAGCGTCGGGACGCTGCCCGCAGCGCGGCGCGAACGGGTTTTACCACGCGGCCAAGGTGGTCATCCCGGCTGCGGCGTCTTGGACGTATGCGCGCGGAATTGAGTTTCAGCCGGGCGGAACGCGGGGGGTGCGATGACTACGATTCCACGTCGCAGCCCGAAGCTGCCTCCAAACTACGGCACGCAGGAAGTCCGCGACGCTATCGAGACGCTGGAAGATCGCCCGCGCATTTCTGAGAAAACGCCCGCGAGCAGTGCGGACGATGGCTATCCCGGCGAGATCGCTGCGGACGATTCGTACATCTACATTTACACAAGGGGAGCAGGTTGGAAGCGAGCCGCGCTGACCACGTTCTAAGCCAGCCACGTGCGGCTTATACCTTATACGAGATCGTCTATAGCGATTTGCCGCGCGAGTGGTGGCAGATCGGCCCGCTGATCGAAAAGGCATGCGCGGAGAGCTTCGGCGCATTTAGCCCGGAATCAGTGATCGATGGCATGCGCGCTGGCGAATATATCATGCTAGGCATCGTCAGCACTGACTTGCGCATAGTGTCAGTGCTTGTCTGCGCCATCGGCACGTTGCCGACAAAGATTAAATTGCTTGAGGTGCTGTTGTGCGGCGGTGAAGGCATGAGCGAATGGCTGCCGTTTGAATACCAGATTGATGATTTCGCGCGCGATCGCGGTTGCCAGCGCGTGCGGGCGATCGGGCGCAAGTCGCTGGCGCGCAAGCTGCCGCATTGGAAGATGATCGGCGTCATGTTGGAGCGGGAAATTTAAGATGGGCTCGAAGTCAAAGCAGACCAGCTCTCAAACGCAGACCACAAGCCCGGACGCGCTAACGGACCAGTGGCGTCAGCAGATCTTCAACCAGGGCAACGCGCTGCAGGGCCAACCCACGCCGCAATACCAAGTGGCGCCCATGTCGGACATGACGCAGCAGGGTCTGCAAGGCATGTCCGGTTACGCTTCGGGCGGCATTCCCCAGCTAGGCCAAGCCTACGGCGCAAACCAGCGCCAGATGAGCGGCTACAATCCAGCGACGGGCATGGCGGCGGGTATCGCGCAGGGCGGGCTTAGCAACAATCCGTGGCAGTCGGCTTTCGCCGGCTACGGCCAAGGCTCAAACCAATACGCGCAAGGGCTCTTCAACCAAGCGTCAGGCGACATCGGAAACGCGGTCAATGCGCAGTTTGCTTCCTCGGGGCGCTACGGCGGCAACGCTGCGCGCACGGATTCCATGACGCGCGGCATTGGCAATGCCTGGAACCAGATCATGACGCCCGTCTACGAGAACGAGCGCAATCGCGGGCTGACGGCGGCGCAGACGGGTGCAAGCTTGTGGGAAAGCGGCGCTGATCGCGCAACGCAAGGCGTCGGCATGCTGGGCAGCCTCTACAACACCGGCATAGACCAATCGAATCGCGCTATCGGCAACGTCTCCAGCCTCTTCCAAACCGGCGCGATGCCTTACCAGATGCTCGCTGACGTGGGCGGCGCTTACGATGCGCAGAACCAAGCCGAGCTTGACGCGCAATACCAGAACCAGAACGCGCCGTGGGATCGCTACCTGCAATATTCGCAAGTGCTGCAGGGTCTGCCGTTGTTCGGCACGACGACCGGGACGGGTACGACAAGGACGCGCGGTAGCAGCTTTGGTTGGAACCCGCAAAGCGGCTTCAGCTTCGGAGGTTAATGTGGGCTTACTTAATCGAGCACAGATGCAGGGCGCGTCGCCTCCCATGCCGATGCAGCGCATGCAGCCCAATCCAATGTTTGCGCCGCAGTTTCTGCAATCGCCTTGGTCGCAGCAGCAGGGCTACCAGCCGCAAGTCACGTCATCGAGCATGCAGGGCGGCGGCGGCGGTGGCGATATGATGAACATTATGCGCATGTTCGGTCTCGGAGGCTAAAGTGGGTTGGCTTAGCAGAGCTTTGTTTGGCAGCCAGGTCGCGGCGGGCGGTGCGCCGGCTTGGCAGACGCCGCCTATTGCGCCTCCGCAGCAGAACCAGCCGCAACCGTTCCGCGTCGATGCGCCCGTCATGCAGCCAATCGGCCAAGCGCCGCCACAGGGGCAATTGCGCGTGGATGCGCCGACTATCCAGCCGATGGGCCAACCGGCTCCAGCAGCGCCCCAGCGCGGGATTTTGAGCCGTGGCCTTGGGGTTCTCTTCGGCGGCGCTGGTGGTGGTCAACCGCAGCAAAGCGCTATGCCGGGCGCACCCACGCCGCCGACCATTCGCAGCAATCCGCTGACGTTTGCGCTGGGCGGTCAAAATGCGCTCAACAGCATGTTCCAGAACCAGCTTGCGCAACAGCAACAGGGCCTTGCTGCGCGCCGCGATGAGCGCGACCAGCAGCTATTCGGCATGCAGCAAACGCAATTCGATTGGAGCAATCAGGATCGCCAGCGTCAGGCCGACCGCCGTCGATTGGCTGAAGAATACATCGCGTCGCGCCCGGCAGAAGAACAATTGCGGCTGCGCGCCATCGATCCAGACGAATTAGGCGACTACATCGCCACGCAGCAGCAGAACGAAATTTCGCAGCGCCGTTTTGATGAGCAAATGGAGATCGAGCGCGAGCGGCTCCGTATTGACGCCGCTAATGCCGGCCGTGGCGGAATGCGTCCGATGACGCCCCAGCAGATCACGGGCGCGCGTAGTGACTTTGCTACCGCGCGCACGCTGCGCGAGTCTTACGATAATTTTATCAACATGATAGAGAACGCTGATACCAATACGCTTCTAGGCATCGGCCCGAGCGGAGCTGAATTTGCGGCCGCGCAAAGTTTGCTTGCGCTTCAAGCCAAAAGCCCAGCCGCTCTCGACCTTGGCGCGCTGGTCGGTGCGGACTTTGAAATTCTAGATAATATCATTGGTAATCCGAACGCGTGGCAGACTCTTATCCGTCAAGGCGGGCGCGAGGGCGCAATTGCCCGCCTGCGTCCGTTTGGTGGCTTTATGGCCCAAGCGGAACGCCGCTTGCGTGATACCTATATGCCGTATGCAGACGATCCAAGACTTGCGGACTTTTACTCCGAGCCGCCCGGCTTACCCAATCAAGAAGAAGCGGTCGCGGCGTCGGCTGGACGTTACCCGACAAGCGTTCCGCCAGAAGCAGCGGAACGCTTGCGCCGGAATCCTACGCAACAGGAGCGTGCTTTGTTTGATGAAGCGTTTGGACCCGGCGCCGCTGAACGCGCTTTAAGGGCGCGTGCGCTCGGTCAGTCATGGAGATCAGTAAGTGACGGAACGCGCTAATCCTTACTTGCAATATACGCGCCGGCCTTCAGCAAATAATCCTTATGCGCAGATGGCGGCAAATTATGAGCCGCCAAGCGAGTACACAGAAAGCGGCGCCTTTCTTTCCGGCGCGGCCGATATGTTTAGTTTCGGCTTTGGCGACGAACTTTCTGGCGTGTTTGGTGGTCAAGAAGCCGTCCGCCGTTCGCGCGAGCGCCAGCAAGCTTACCAAGCGATGCATCCCGGCTGGTATCTTGGCGGACAGCTGGCGGGCGGCTTTGTGGGTGGCGGCGTGGCTGGCGCGGGCGCGCGCCTGGGTCTGCGTGCACTAGGCGCCACAGCGGGCGCTGCGCGCATGGCGCAGAATGTCGGCATCGGCGGGCGCATTGCGGCAGGCGCCGCGACGGGCGGTGCTGGTGGGGCGCTCTACGGCGCCGGAAGCGGATATGACGGCGACCGACTTCGCTCGGCTGGCGAAGGGGTCATTCCTGGCGTTCTCGGCGGCGCTGGCGGTCAGGTTGCGGGCGAAGTACTTGGCGCTGGCGTTCGCGCTCTTGGCCGCTCAGCCGGGCCGGAGGCCAACGCCGCGACCATGATCGCCAATGCTCAGCGCCGCTTTGGGCAGGTCGGTAATAATTTGGAACGTGACCTAGCTGACGCGCCACAGGGTTCCATGCTCATGGATGTAATTCCTGGAGGTCCGCAATTGGTGCAGGGCGCTTCTGCGCGCCCTAGTGGTGAGCTTCCGGCAATGGAAGCGGCGCTTCGCACGCGCAATCAAAACATGGCGCAGGAAACCGTTCAGGACCTGTGGCAATCGCTGACTGGCGGCGAGCGCGGAAGTGCTGCGGCCTCCATACGGCAGCTTGCGGCGACGCGTAGGGCGCAATCAGAACCGCTTTACGCCAGGGCTTTTGCGAACCCAGTTAATCCGCGCCGCGCCGAAGATATGCTTGGCGAAGTCATCCGCCGCAATCCGCGCTTGTTCCAGGCGGCAGAGCGCGACGCGCAGGAATTGATGCTGTCAGAGCACGGCACGGTGTTTAACCGCGACGATGGGCGGTTCTGGCATTATCTCCAGATCGGCGCCGATCAGGTGTACGAGCGGTTACGCAATGCGCAAGGCGGGCTATCTGCAAACGAGCGGCGGGTTTTCGGGGGCGCTCTGGATCAGTACAGAACCGGCCTGCGTCGCCTCTTGGGTCAAGACTTTCGTCAAGCGCAGGCTGTGTGGTCTAACTCAGTCCGCCAAGGCGCCGCCGTGCGTCGCGGTTATGAAGCGGCGACGCCGCAGGCCAACGATTTGGACCTTGGCGACCTTGAAGATGAGATGCGCCGCAT